CGATAGTCTGCCCTCTTCATCCTCGAGGATTGCATCGGGGTTAGCGTGGAAAGCTGGATTCCAGTCCCGGGCAAATGTCCAGTTATCAGCATGGATTTTTAGCTGAGGGTGCATGTCACCGAATATTGAGACAATTGCAGGCTCAAAGTAGTTCCCGAGCCTCATTGCCATAGTAGATTCTCTAGGCAGTAGATTCCCTGTCTTTTCTGCCCAAAGCGTGAACTGACTTGTCCAGGGTGATTTGTTCATGATGGGCGCGATGTCACTGCCGCCGATAGCGTTTGCTCTTTGAGCATGCCAATTAGTAGATCCGGGTGCGTGTGTTCCGATTAGGTTGCCGCCGCTTGCTTTTATTCTCTGCGAAATAGTCATGACCACAGAATAGTGCCAGCATCATACAATGTAACTAAAGGGTTACTTCAGGCAATGTAACGGAGCAGTTACACCTTTGACTTAGCCACTATGGAAGTCAGCACCGAAAGCAGCGCCGCCCCACCTGCCAAGCTAAATAGCCCTGCATAGTCCAGAGTCAATAGTCCGACACTTCCAGCCCCTAGAGAGGCGATGGCAGTCTGCGCGAAGGTCTTGATTGCTCGCTCGCCTGCGTAGTCTCTCCAAAATTCCACAGTAAAAATCTTCATGGTTCCATGTCCTGTCTATTCCGTTTGACATCTTCGATTGTAGCGCTCGCAGTGTAAGCAGTTGCAATAATGCTCAGCAGTGCAACCCCACCGATAACTAATTGATTGCTAACCCCTGTATCAAAGAAGAAGGTGATTGCGCCAAAGACAATCATGGCCACCGCTAGGCGATACGAGCCATAGATAAGCCTTCGCCTAAACTTCCAGTTATCAGCGCCTGACTTAGGAGTCGAGCCTAGAAAGAACATGCCATCGAGGACCGAGAGGCATGCCTTTTTTATAGAGGTCTTTTGCAACACTTACAAACCTCTGGCTTCTCAGCTCTTTTCTGGTTTATGAATTTAGCGATGTCGTAGACCTGACCCTGGAATGCGCTTTTTTTACTAGATCCGATTGTGAGATGAAGGTGAGCACCCCGGGAGCAGTCCCCGGTATTCCCAACTCTCCCCACAGGTTGCCCGATTGAAATGCTGTCGCCAGTTTTTAGGTTCTTGAATGGGGTGGTGCAACCTTCAATCTTTGGCCCTTTGCAATCCTCACCATGAGTAGAGCAGCTTAGATGGCAGTATCCGATTCGGTGACCGCCTGAGCCTGAGTGTTCTGGACACGCGCACTTCTGAGTCATTACCCAACCTAAGCACTGAGACCATTGAATCGCTTCTACAATTCCGGCAGTTACCGCTGGAATAAGGGAGCCACCGCCGGGTGCGTAATCAGTTCCTCGGTGAGGGCTAGTGCGCCTGATGGTTACCCCGAAGCGGCTAGAGATTGTTGACTCGGGAAAGGGGTGCTGCCACTTCATTAGATAGTCCTTACTAGCACCGCTACAACTATTCCTGTGACTCCTGCTGTCATAACAGATTGAATAAAGGCATTGCTCCAAACAGACTTTTCCAGCGCTCTAATGCGTGTCTCGAAGTCGTCTAGTTTCTTCTCGATGTCACTCACTATCCTAAGAATAACTGCTGTATTGCTTGGAGGTCGCTCGGACATTACTCAGGCGCTGGTTCGGGTCGCAAAGCCGGGTGAGTGTCGGGTGAGTTACCAGCAACAAACTCGCTCAAGGGATTCTCAAGGCTAACAATAAACACCTCTGCCCAATCGGTTGCCTGAGCCGCATCTGCCCAAGGAGTGGCATCGGGAAAATCAGGCTGAAACATAAAGGGTGCGTCACCCTCGTTTGGAGTTTCGTTATCCCAAATTCTGATGGCGTTATCGGTGTCAATTTCGAAGCGATATCTAGTCATTATTATTTCTTTCCGCTATCCATAAGTTACTCCTATTATGCTTCGCCCGCCAAAGCCTGATGTCCTACTTATCCAAGTAACGCCATCAGTAGAAGAACTAAGTTTCCCTGAGAAACCACCAGCCACATATACACCATCGCCGAAAGTAACTGAAAGAATGCTAGTTGTTGAAAAGCCTGATGTTCTACCGGTCCAAGTTGTGCCATCAGGAGAAGTTCTTAAGACTCCTGCATTACCTACGGCAACATAGAGCGAATCGCCGTAAGTCAAACCACCGATTTTTTCAAAGCCAAACCCTGATGTCCTCGTAGTCCAAGTAATTGCATCAGTAGAAGTTGTCAAAGTTCCGTTGCTACCACCAGCAACATATACACCATTGCCATAAGTTAAGCTAAAAATACTAAGACTGCTAAACCCTGATGTCCGGGCAGTCCATGTAATACCATCAGTAGAAGTACTAAGTTTTCCTGATTGACCAGCAGCAACATATAAACCATCGCCGAAAGTGAATGCGTAAATCTCAGAAATCCCAAACCCTGATGTTCTACTAGTCCAACTAGTTCCATTTGTTGAGGTGGTCAAAGTTCCGCTTTCACCACCAGCGAGATACAAACCATTGCCAAAACTAACTGCAAGTATATTAATAGCCCCGAACTCGGATGTTCTACTTGTCCAAGTAACGCCATCTGGGGAGGTGGTAAGCTTTCCTAAGTCTCCCCCAGCAACATATAAACCATTGCCAAAAGTCGCGCCGCGTATAACAGAACTGCCGAACCCTGATGTCCGATCAGTCCAACTAGTTCCATCTGGTGAGCTTTTTAGTGTGCCAGAAGTGCCAACAGCGACATATCTAACTCTTGCCTGACTAGATGCAGCTAAAATCCCTATTGGAATCGGGGACATTATGCCAACTTTCCGACTAGGACTCCTGCGCTTGCAGAGGTGAATTGGAATGTAGCCGCCGCCCATCGAGTGTCAATGGTTAAGGCTGCATCGACTGAGTTCACTGTGACCCCTGAGCCTGCAAAAGTGATTACTCCTGTGCCTATGTTTATAAAGTCAACCCTGTCACCTGCTGCGAATGTCGCGCTAGGTATTGTGATTGTAAAAGTATCCGAGCAAGTAATTAGATTGTTTTTGTCCGTTGCCAGGAGAGTATAAGCTGAGGTCTTTTCAGTCACTAAAGTTGCAACTGGTTCAGGGTCTGGAATTCCAGCTACCCATGCTGCGCCGTCATACTTCACTAAAGAGTCTGAGGCTGTAAGGTAAACAAACTGACCTTCTACCGGGGAAGCTATTGCAGCATCTCGGGAGGTTGAGTCTAAGAACACAGCTATTGACTGCTGCATTAGATTGCTATTTAGCTCGGAAGCCTGAAGAGGAAATCCGTTTGCGAATACTTTATAAGCCATTTTTTACGCCTCTTTCCAAAGGTCTAGTGTAGTAAGCCAATTGTCTACATTGATGAAGTGACTCACCTTTGTAATTGTGTAGTAATCAGAAATCTCGAGTATGTCCTGNGAAAAGTTTACCCCTAAAGANTCCCCGGGCAATAGAAACGCTGCTTCAGTCAAATTGCCTAAGCGATCTAATGCAGGNGTCTCAACGCTTTGAACCAAGTTAGAAGGNGATTGATTGAACACCTGATCAGTCCACCTGTTTAGCTCAGAAGCATCTGTTGTATTGAGCGTGACATCTTTAGCAAATTTGCCATAGAGAGAGATAGAGTCTGCATTTTCCCGCAGAACATAAGTAAGCGAATCATCCTTTAGTTCTACCCGGAGGGAATTGAATACTGCATCGCTGTTTGAAAGTGTTTGGATGTCCGACATGCAAAGGTGATACCTTGATCCATGATTATTCCCGACTGTGTAAACTATCTGCCCATCGCCTAGAACATCGATGCCACCTAAGAGCGAATCGTTTACTATGAAGAATCCAGCACCTATTGGGAAGTCTGGAAGAATTGATGGGTCCGGTCGGGGAATAAAAACTAACTCTTGAGTTTCCGAGTCAATCCAAAAAATACCTAGCCCAACCTGTATGGAATCAAATATAAGTTCAGCAGGAATAAAATCAGCTAGGACTTGAGATGGTATTCGACCGGGAGCATCTCTGCTGGATTCGTGCATGCTAGTTCCAAATTGCTCTGCAATGAGATCTAACTGCTCTAATGGTGAGACATAACCCTCAGCGTTTTCTGAGTCAAAGAGTTCTAGTCTGGTATTTAGCAACTCCCTCATGCTATCAAAGGCTGTTACCTTCATCAGGTTTTTGCCGTCTTGCTCATAAGTCGCGGAAATGGTATCGATTACACCGCGCCAAATAATCTTATTGACATCATCTTTTGCTAATCGGATTCTTACCGGGACTCCAGGGCGAAAGGCTGCATTGACTGATGGGTCAAATTGATAAGTCTGCAAAGTTATCTGTGCTGAAGCAGGTTGAGGCTGGAAGTAGAGTTGGTCCTCTACAGTTCCACCATTTGCAATTTGCGCTGCGCTAGTTTTGCATGCTAGGTCCTGCCAAAAGAAAGCTACTGCTCCCAAAAGAGCATCCCCGCCAAGCAATGACTCCCCGATAATAAACTGCCCGGTTGTCGAAAGAACTGCATCGCTACCTAGTTTGCTAATCCCAACTATAAAAGGATTGCCTTCTAGGTTAGGAAGAAAGAACTCAACCTTGAGGTCCTCTGCAATGTCGAAATCGGCTACTGTGGTCATCGTAATTGCGCTGTGCTTCCATTAGTCCTAAGAGTAGAGTTGATGTCCCTGATGAGGCCGTCAGCATCTACCTGAGCGCGGTTGATGTTCATGTTGATGTTTATGTTGTTTCGCCTAGCCTCATCCATCCTGCTAGGACTAAGGATTTCATTGCCGAACTTTATCGAAGCCGCCGCCCTGTTCGCTGCGTTCATAGCTCCGGCGACCTGAGTTATACCTGTTGCCCTCATAGCGTTTTGCAGTGGACCGACTCCAAAGCCTGCCATAAAGATTTTTGCCATGCCGTCAAAGATTTCTCCGACAAAGGTTCCTAGGTGTGTCGCCATTTTTATAACACTAGTCATGGAGTCAGTTAGCCAAGTGAAAACATCGATTGCTTTGATTTCCCCTGAGACTTGTCCGAAAGTTCCAGCGAAAGTTATCCAAGCTTGCTCTAACGCTTCTATCTGCTTGATGGCTTCGCCGTCAGGGTCGCTTATCTCCTCGTAGAATTCGATGAACGCCGGGATTATGTCGTTGAGAATAAACTGCATAATTGTTTCAAGAATCGGGAGAAGGTGCTGGCCTATTTCCGCCCGGACATTTTCAATCGTGGCTTCTAGAATTCTTTGAGAGTTAGCTAGTCCGTCTGAGGTATTTGCAAAGTCCCCGGTTACCATCTCGGTTTGCTCCATTAGGAGGCTATACCGAGCCATAGTCTTTTCGGCCTCAGTCATAGCGCCATCGCCATCATGAATGCCCTTCTCGAGGGCGTGAGCTTCTACTGCTGCCGCGCTGAGATCTATGCCATACATTCTTAGAGGTTCTGACTGCCCGGCTAGTCCTGACTGAAACTTAGCGAGTGCATCACCGACATCGAGGTTGAAAACAGAAGCAAAGTCCGCGCCTCGACTTGTAATGTCGTCAACCACGCTAACAACATTGCCGCCTTCTCCTGCGATTGTTTTAGCGAAGCTAGAAAACTGAGTTGCCATGCCAAAGAGTTCTGTGCTGCTAAGTCCTAGTCCCCGGGCGCTATTCTCACCTAGCTTTAGAATTCCGTCTGCGACATCTCCAAAGGCTACGCTTACAGCGTTAGTCGCTTCTGAGAGATCACTAGCTGCGTTTATAGCTGGTTTGATTTGCGAAGCTGCTGCTGCTGCTAAACCCAGCCCGACTCCTGCTGTTACTTTTGCGATGTTTTTGCCTATTGTCGCGAACTTGCCGCCTAGCTTAGAGAAGGAGTCTCCTGCGCCTTTAGTTGCCTTGCTAAGGTTTTTGTATTCACCGAGTATTTCAACATTGAGGACTAAGCTCATTTGTTCCTCTTTCCTACTTCCTTAGCGATAGCGGAATATTCGCTAATCGATAACTGTCGATATTCGCTAGGCGAAATGCCAGTTGCCAGAACAAATCTTGCAAGCCTTTCAGCCTGCTCATCGACTAGCTCTTGTCTTTTGGGTTGTTACCCTGGACATAATCCACAGCTTCTTTTTGAGTTACATTCTTTGAATCTTCAAACTTATAATCTGGTTCGATTTTCTTTCGGGTAATAAAGTAAACAGCTCTCATCGCCCGACCTTTTGGCTGCCCACTTTGAAAGAGAACATCGAGGCTTGAGCCTGTCAAAAGTTCCATCTCTTCTATGTCTCCGAGTGTCAGGTTATCAAAGTTCATTCTGTGTCCTTCAGGTTATTTTAGCTCTTGCATATTCTTGAGTTATGAGCTTTTCTAGCTGAACAAAATAAGTCATGTAAATTTCAGTCCTACTAAATCCTAACGCTTTTGCC